CGAATTTAATATTGATGAGCATCGGTTATATAGAATACCCGCTCACAGAATCACAATCAAATATGGATACCAAGGAAACGAAAAAGAGTATAATCCAAGCTGGGCGCAAGGCGGTTGAAGAGCTTATCAAAGTTGCAGAAGAAAAAATCATTACTAATACAGAAGATGATGTATCTGCGGATAGGCTAAAAAACGCAGCGGCTACAAAGAAGCTTGCAATATTCGATGCCTTTGAAATACTTACGCGTATTGAAGAAGAAGAACGTGTCCTTGAAAATAAGCCGAAGCAAGAAGAAGAAAAGAAAACTTTTTCTGGGTTTGCTGAAAAACGATCTAGATAATGTACGAACAGGGTCTAGTAAAAGTTGTTGAGCCTGTAAAGCTAACGACTATAAGCAGATTAAACAAATCCAGAGCTTGGAAATATGGTTACGATAAAGAACACGATATTGTAGTTATTAGCAAGACCGGGCAGATAGGGCAAATTATCGAAGTGCAAAACTTGTGTATAGCATTGCCGCCAGTTCCCAAGAACCTAAACAAAGGTGAAAACAAATGGGCTGTAGAAGAGTATCCTAAAGAGCTCAAAAAGATTAAGAGTATATTTGATTGGCAGTCGTATCCTGATGAATTTAAAAGTAAGTGGGAAGGTTATATTGATGAAGAATTTAATAGGCGAGAAGGTGGTCATTGGTTTTACAACAAAGGCGTCCCTACCTATATTACTGGTACTCATTACATGTACCTGCAATGGTCAAAAATTGATGTCGGACACCCTGATTATAGGGAGGCCAATAGAATATTTTTCATCTTCTGGGAAGCATGTAAAGCTGATAGAAGATCTTACGGCATGTGTTACCTCAAAAACAGACGTAGTGGATTCTCGTTTATGGCTTCAGGAGAAACCGTCAACATGGCAACCATATCAAGTGACGCCCGATTTGGTATCTTATCAAAGACAGGTGCGGATGCCAAGAAGATGTTTACCGACAAGGTTGTGCCAATCTCAGTTAACTATCCGTTTTTCTTCAAACCTATACAAGACGGTATGGACAGACCAAAGACCGAACTTGCATATAGGGTTCCAGCTTCAAAGCTCACTAGGAAGTCGATACAGTCGAAAGAAACGCAGATAGAGCTTGAAGGACTTGATACAACAATCGACTGGAAAAACACGGGCGATAACTCTTATGATGGTGAAAAGCTTAAGCTACTTGTGCATGATGAGAGTGGTAAATGGGAACGACCTGATAATATTTTAAATAACTGGCGTGTAACTAAAACGACACTGCGATTAGGTTCCAGAATTATCGGTAAGTGCATGATGGGTTCAACGTCAAACTCTTTAGAAAAGGGAGGAGATAACTTTAAAAAGCTATACTACGATTCGGATGTAACTAAGCGAAATTCAAATGGACAAACTAAGTCAGGATTATACTCATTATTTATCCCGATGGAGTGGAACTATGAAGGATTTATTGATGAGTACGGGCAGCCCGTATTTAATAATCCTGATACAGACGTTTTGGACCCGTTTGGCGACACTATTGAACAGGGAGTTATAGATTACTGGAATAACGAAGTTGAAGGTCTTAAACAAGACCAGGACGCTTTAAATGAATATTACCGCCAGTTCCCTCGTACAGAAGAACACGCATTTAGAGATGAAACAAAAAATAGCCTGTTTAATCTCGCTAAAATATACGAGCAGATTGATTATAACGACGATCTGCGTAATACTAATGTTATAACCACTGGTAATTTTCAGTGGGTTAACGGCGTTAAAGATACAAAAGTTGTATTTATGCCTTCACCGCAAGGTCGCTTTAGAGTATCCTGGATACCTAGCGCGAATATGCAAAACAAGCAAATTGTTAAGAATGGCGTTAAATACCCGGGTAATGAGCACGTCGGCGCTTTTGGTTGCGATAGTTACGACATTTCAGGAACTACCGACGGAAAAGGTTCGAAAGGAGCGTTGCACGGCCTTACCAAGTTCAGTATGGAAGATGCACCACCAAGTACATTCTTCCTTGAATATATAGCTAGACCGCAAACCGCAGACATATTTTTTGAAGATGTGTTGATGGCTTGCGTGTTTTACGGTATGCCTATATTGGCTGAGAATAACAAACCTAGATTGCTTTACCATTTTAAGCGTAGAGGTTACAGGGGTTATTCAATGAACCGTCCTGATAGACTGTGGAATAAGCTTTCTGTTACAGAAAAAGAAATAGGCGGCATACCAAACTCTAGTGAAGACATGAAGCAGGCTCATGCTGCTGCTATTGAAATGTATGTGGATAAATATGTTGGTCTACAAGAAGACGGGCAATACGGAAGCATGTATTTTAACAATACGTTGAACGACTGGTCTAAATTTAATATTAATAACCGAACCAAGTACGATGCTTCTATTAGCTCCGGCTTGGCTATTATGGCTTGTAATAAAGATTTATATAGACCAGTTGGTAAATTAGAAAGAACAAAACTTAATCTCCATATTGCAAAATATAAGCAAGAGGGGTATACTTCAGAAATAATAAAATAACATATGGCTGAGTCAGTTGTAAATAATGCATTCCCAAGCCAAGTGGCAAGCGACCTAGAAAAGGTTTCTCACGACTATGGATTGAAGGTTGCTAGGGCTATTCAAAACGAATGGTTCTCTAGTAATTCTGGAGCCACACGTTTTAGAAGCAACCAGAATACATTCCATAATTTAAGACTGTATGCTCGCGGCGAACAAAACGTGCAAAAGTATAAAGATGAATTATCTGTAAATGGAGATTTGTCTTACCTCAACCTTGACTGGAAGCCTGTGCCTATTTTATCTAAGTTTGTAGATATTGTTGTTAATGGCATTGCAGACCGATCTTTCGACATTAAAGCATACTCTCAGGATCCACACGGGGTTAATAGACGCTCCGCTTATTTAGAATCAATTATAAGAGACTTACAAACAAAAGAAATTAGCGATTTTGCTCGTGAAGAGTTTGGTATTAATCTTTATGAAAACGATCCAGCTTCTTTGCCTGAATCAAAGGAAGAGCTAGAATTGCACATGCAGCTTTCGTACAAGCAAGGCGTTGAAATTGCGGAAGAGATTGCTATTAACACGCTTTTAGACGGGAATAATTATGATCTTACAAAACGTAGGCTTTATTACGATTTAGCAACACTTGGTATTGCGTCTGTTAAAAACCGCTTTTCGGAGGCTGAAGGAGTTGTCGTTGAATACGCTGATCCCGCGTATATGGTTTACTCGTATACGGATTCACCGTATTTTGATGATATTTATTATGTTGGTGAGGTTAAGTTCTTACCTATTAATGAGCTTAAAAAGCAATTTCCTGAGCTAACTGACGAACAGCTAGAAAAAATACAAAGCCAAGGCAGTAAAAACTACGGTCGAGGTTTTGACCAGGGGCTACTAAATTACGATCAAAGAGATAATAATACTGTTCAGGTATTGTACTTTAACTATAAGACGTACATGAACGAAGTATATAAGGTTAAAGAAACCGCGACAGGTGCCGCAAAAGTGATTGTGCGTGATGATCAATTTAATCCACCCGCAGAATCCGAAGAGTTTGGTAAATTAAGCCGTTCTTTAGAGGTTCTTTACGAAGGCGTGCACATTATTGGCACAGACATTTTGCTTAAATGGGAGATGGCTAAAAACATGATGCGACCAAAAAGCGATTATGCTAAAGTTAAAATGAACTATAGCATCGTTGCTCCCCGCATGTATAAAGGTAGAATTGAATCTATCGTTAGCCGTTGTACTGGTTTCGCAGATATGATTCAAATTACACATTTGAAGTTACAGCAAGTTTTAAGCAAGATGATGCCTGACGGTGTTTACATGGACGCTGATGGTCTTGCTGAAATTGACTTAGGTAATGGTACAAATTATAACCCGCAGGAAGCGCTTAACATGTTCTTCCAGACGGGTTCTGTTATTGGTCGCTCATTCACCAGTGAGGGCGACATGAATCCGGGCAAAGTGCCTATTCAACCTTTGCAAACAGGAGCGGGCGGCCAAAAGCTGCAAACACTTATTCAGACATATAACTATTATTTGCAGATGATCCGTGACGTAACGGGTCTAAATGAAGCACGTGATGGCTCAACGCCAGATTCAAGAGCATTAGTAGGCGTCCAAAAATTAGCCGCAGCAAACTCTAATACCGCAACGCGCCATATTCTTGATGCTGGTTTGTTCTTAACAGCGGAAACTGCGGAATGCTTATCGTTGCGTATATCAGATATTATTGAATATCATCCCGCGGCTGAAGCATTTATACAAAAAATTGGAGGCCATAATGTAGGTATATTAAACGAATTGTCAGACCTTCATTTGCACGACTTTGGCATTTCACTAACGCTAATGCCGGATGAGGAAGAAAAGCAATTGCTAGAAAATAATATTCAAACAGCATTGTCCGCTGGGCTTATTGACTTAGACGACGCTATTGATATTAGAGAGGTGCGGAACTTAAAACAAGCTAACCAGCTTCTTAAATTACGCCGTAAGAAAAAACAAGAGCGCGATCAAATGATGCAACAGCAGAATATGCAGGCGCAAGCGCAGGCAAATGCACAAGCGCAGCAGGTCGCGGCGCAAGCGGCGATGCAGAAAGAACAGGTTAGCATGCAATCAAAAGCACAGCTTGAGCAGATTAAAGGCCAAATTGAGCAAGAAAGAATGAAAGCTGAAGTTGTAGCTAAGAAAGAATTGATGGAGCTTGAATTCCAATACAACTTAAAACTTAAGGGTATGGAAACCGAGGCTACTAAAACAACTGCGCAGCAAAAAGAAGATCGCAAAGACGAAAGAACAAAAATACAAGCTTCTCAGCAAAGCCAATTAATTGAGCAAAGACAGAAGCAAGCGCCTCCAAAAAACTTTGAATCCGGAGGTAACGACATTATGGGCGGTGGTTTCGGTTTAGGAACCTTCGATCCTAAGTAATAATAAATACATATAATTATATAATATCTTATCATGAGTGAAGAAACTACTAACCCGATGGGCATCGATGATGATGGCACCATCAAAATAGACCTGCGACAAAATGCCGTTCAAGAGCAAAGCACAGATGAGGTTCCTGTACGCGACGAACCCGCAGTTAGCGAAGAAGTACCAGTCGAAAACCTCGAAACAACAGTTGGAGAACCTGCCGGAGAGAACGCCGTTCAAAATGAAGAGCCCGTTCCCAATGTGCAGCAAGAAGCACTAGAGGAAGAGCCTGTTCTAATGGAAATTACCGAAGAGCAGGTTGAACTAGCAACAAATCAACTTGACGAGGAAGTCGCTGAAGCAGTAGCTGAATCGCAAGAGTCGGGAATTGAATTGCCCGAAAACATTCAGAAAGTTGTGGACTTTATGAATGATACAGGTGGCACATTAGAAGACTATGTGCGCCTTAATACAGATTACTCGCAGCTAAACGAAGATCAGTTACTTCGCGAGTACTACCAAAATACTAATCCACATTTAGACAAAGAGGATATTGATTTTATGCTTGAAGACAAGTTTTCTTATGAAGAAGAGCTTGACGACGAACGTGAAGTCCGCCGCAAAAAAGTTGAGCGCAAACAAGCATTAGCAAATGCTCGCAATCACCTTGACGACCTAAAGTCTAAATACTACGATGAAATTAAAATGGGGTCACGTTTGACTCCAGAACAGCAAAAAGCAGTTGAGTTTTTCAACCGCTATAATAAAGAGAGCGCAGAAGCGGCTGAGGCTAATAAACGACAGACTCAGCGCTTTTTATCAGAAAGCGATAAAGTTTTTAGCGAAAATTTTCAAGGGTTTGATTATAACGTTGGAGACAAGACTTACCGCTTTAAGGTAAAAGATGCAGGGCAGATTAAAGATTCACAAAGCAACATTAACAACTTTATCAAGAAGTTCTTGAACGAAAAAGGGGAAATGACTGACGCTAAGGGATATCATAAATCGCTGTTTACAGCCATGAATGCGGATCAAATTGCACAACATTTTTATGAGCAAGGCAAGGCCGATGCGGTTAAAAATAGTATAGCAGCAACCAAAAACGTTGACATGAATCCGAGAGGGGTTCACGAAAAAGTTACAACAGCAAACGGTTGGTCTATACGTGCGTTAGATTCTAATTCAGCAACCTCTTCTAAACTCAAGGTTAAATTTAAAAAATAATTCATTTAAAAATAATTAAGAAATGAGTTTTGCAACTACGCCAGATACTCTGGCAAACTTAGCTCACCTTACTCCTCGCCCAGTAAAGGCGGCTTACGGTGACAACTATTTGAACTTTGCGGCTGATGACTTTGGTCAATGGACGCAACAATTCCTCCCTGAGGTATACGAAAAAGAAATCGAGCGCTACGGTAACCGTACTGTTTCTGGTTTCTTGCGCATGGTGGGTGCTGAAATGCCTATGGCTTCTGATCAAGTTATCTGGCAAGAGCAGGGTCGTTTGCACATCGCTTATGATGAAATTGCTGTAGCATCAGCCTCTACTTTGACATTCACTTCAGGTCACTTGATCGGCGCGGGGATGACTTTGGTATTGAACAATGGCTACACTACACACAAAGCTTACGTTTCAGGTGTATCTGGCGTTACAGTAACTGTTGAATTGTACGACACTTCTGATGGCAACTTGCCTGCAGCTTGGGTTGGCAACACTCCGGCTACTGAATTGAGCGTGTTTGTTTACGGTTCTGAGTACGCTAAAGGTTCTAGCGGTGCTGGTAACTCTATCGGTGCTTCTTTCACAACTTTCAGCAACAAACCAATGATCCTACGCGACAAGTACAGCGTTAAGGGTTCTGACGTTGCTCAAATCGGTTGGGTTGAAGTTACTTCTGAGGCTGGTACTTCTGGGTACTTGTGGTACTTGAAGTCTGAGCACGAGTCTCGCTTACGCTTCGAAGACTACCTTGAAATGAGCATGGTTGAAGCTGAAAAAGCACAATCAACTATTACACCTGCAACTGCGCACGGTACTCCGGACGCTAAGATTGAAGGTTCTCAAGGTTTGTTTGCTGCATTGGAAGAGCGTGGGTTGGTATTCAACGACAACAACTTTAACGGAAGCACTAATGCATTTACTGGTATCGACGAGTTCGACTTGATCTTGAACGAGCTAGACAAGCAAGGTGCTATCGAAGAAAACATGATGTTCTTGGATCGTTCTACATCTTTGCACATTGACAACATGTTGGCGCGTATCAACGCTCCACACGGATCAGGTGCCTCTTTCGGTGTATTCGAAAACAATGCTGAAATGGCATTGAACCTAGGATTCTCTGGTTTCCGTCGTGGTTCTTACGACTTCTACAAAACTGACTGGAAATACTTGAACGACTCTGTTACTCGCGGCGGTATCGGTGATATCCAAGGGGTAATCGTTCCTGCAGGTACTTCTACAGTTTACGATCAAATGATGGGTCAAAACATCACTCGTCCATTCTTGCACGTGCGTTACCGCGCGTCTGAGGCTGACGATCGTCGTTTGAAGTCTTGGGTTACAGGTTCAGTTGGTGGTAACTACACTAGCGACGCTGATGAAATGAACGTACACTTCCTTTCTGAGCGTGCACTTTGTGTTCAAGCCGCTAACAACTTCGTATTGTTGAAGAAAACTCAAGCATAAGCTGAGTTAATATAATATTGCCCTCGGCTTCGGCCGGGGGTAATTATTACCTTTATTTAATTTTATTATATCATGGCAGAAGCTAAAAAACCTGCGGCTAAAAAAGCTGCACCAAAAGCTACAGCACCCGTTGTTGAAGCTCCGGCGCCAAAAGCGCCTAAATGGGAATATAAAGATCGTTTGTATGAATTAACCTCAGAACGCCGCCCGTTAGTATTTACAATTCCAAGTGTGCACTCTCAATTGTCACCTCTACTTTATTTTGATGAAGAATTAGGTTACAACAGAGAACTGCGTTATGCAACGAACCAGCGGAGCTGTTTTGTTGATGAACAAGATGGGAATGCTACATTAGGCAGAATTCTTATGCGTGACGGTATTTTAAGGGTACCTAAGGAAAACGTAATTTTGCAACAATTGTTATCACTGTATCACCCATATACTAAAAAAGGAATTATTAAGGAATACAATCCAGAGCGCATTGCTGAAAACCAAACGGAGTGGATTGAAATGGAACTTGAGGCAATGCTTGCTGCAAGATCTATGGATATTGATGAAGCTGAAGCAATATTGCGCGTAGAAATGGGATCTAAGGTATCTCAGATGTCTTCTAAGGAGATTAAACGCGATGTGCTTGTGTTTGCACGTAATCGACCTGGTTTGTTCTTAGAACTCGCGAATGAC